CCCTTGGATCTGATGGGGTTGAGACGAAACAGTCAGACCGCCCCGGAACTCGCGCAGCGCAATCGCGCATGGACCATTTTCAAAGCGTACATGACGGAGTTCGGATTGTCGCCAGCAAGCCGGAACCGGATCAATGTTCCGGGACCGAAAGAGACTGGTGAAGATCCGATGGAGAAGTTACTCCATGGCACGTAGATGGCTCCTGATCCTGCTGCTGGGGACCCTACTCATGGCTGAGGCTTTCGCCGCCGAGGGATACATCCGCGATGTGATGAATGGCAAGCAGACCGTGTGCCGCTACACCCGTTTGACTGTCGAGCGTCATCTACGCGATCTGGAGCGGCAGAACACGCCCGAGTTTTCTTATTACTTCGATGCGGAAAAAGCCAAGCGGGTTATCAGGTTCAAGCGAGAGTTGGAGATCGTTGAGGGCGAGTATGCTGGTGCACGCCTGACTGTGCCGCCATGGCTGCAGTTTAAGGACTGGATGCTTTTCGGTTGGCGCCGAACCGAAGGCGGCTATCGCCGTTTCCGTAAAGTTTATATCGAGGTGGCGCGCAAGAACACCAAGACCACAGATGCGGCGGCCACGGCACTGTATGTCTTCTACGCCGAGCGGCCCCGTGAGCGCGGGCCACAGGTCTATTGTGTGGGACCGCAGAAAGTACAAGGCAAAGTTTGTTGGCAGATCGCCGCCGAGATGGTGCGGAGACAGAAGACGCTCAGAGACATGGCGCGATTTTTCAAACTCAATACTAACGAACCGGTGTTGAATCTCACCAATGATTCCTTGGCCGTGATGACCGTCTGGGGCAAGGACGCCACGACCAAGGATGGTTTCAGCCCCTCGATGGCAGTGGTGGACGAGGCGCATCTTTATCCAGGACATGAGGCGATGGAGATCATCGAGTCCGGGACGGGGGCACGTCCGCAACCGCTCACTTACATCATCACCACGGCCGGTTTCGACCTTGAATCTCCCTGCTACACAGAGGAACACAAACTCGCCGTAGAGATACTCGAACGCACGGTAGACCCGATACCGGAGCACGTCTTTGCCCTGATCTACACACTCGACGAGGGTGATGACTTCACCGACGAGCGGGTATGGCCGAAAGCCAATCCGAGTCTCGACATTCTACCGACTCCCCGGAGGGACTTCCTGCGTGAGCGCGCGGCTGATGCCATCACCATTCCGACCAAGCGCAACGACATCCTGACCAAGAACTTCAACGTATGGACACAAGTGGAAACCCGCTGGATTGCACCAGAGGTCTGGGCCGCCTGCGGGGCGCCAGTTGATCCCGTGGCCTTGGCTGGTCAGCGCGCCTACGGCGGGTTGGATCTTTCGATGGGACGCGATCTGACGGCTTGGGTACTCTGCTTCTGGCCCAGCGAAAAGCAGCCGGACGTTTATCCATTCCTCTACCGTTTCTTCCTGCCGGAGGAAAACATCGTGGAGCGGGAGCGGGAAGACAAGCGACAGTATCGTTACTGGGCTGAGCAAGGGCTACTCACCCTGACTCCGGGACCGCAGATAGATTATGGCGTGGTCCATCAGGCAATCCGGGAAGACGCGGCGAAATACGATATTTCGCAGATCGCGTACGATCCCTATCGTGCCGGGTGGCTTGTGAATGACCTGCAGAAGAGTGGCCTGACGATTGAGACGGTCGAGTACCGGCAGGCGATGCTTTCTATGGGGCCGCCCACTGCGCTCTTCGAGCGGGCGGTGATGGGCAAGAGCATCGCGCATGGCGGGAATCCAGTCATGAAATGGATGATGGCGTGCACTGAGGTCAAGAGCGACCGGCAGGGTAACATCATGCCGATGAAGCCGAAACGAGGCGCGTATGGAAAGCGGATCGACGGGGTAGTGGCTAGTATTCTCGCGTACCACCGCGCCTACTCGGAGTTCGGGAAGACGCAGGCAAAGGTGGAAGTATGGGCCGTGTGAGCTTGCTCAAGCGCCTTTCAATGGCCATCAAGATTTTTCGTAGCGATGACCCCGGATATGGCGATAAATGGTATGAAGTCTATCCCGGAAGCAAGACTTTATCTGGAACGCGCATCAACGAGACTTCGGCCCTGACTGTCTCGGCTCTCTTTGCGGCTCTGAACTTTCTGGCCAGCACGATGGCTTCATTGCCGAAAGTTATTCTTCGGAAACTCCCTGATGGCGGGCGCGAGCATGCCGTGAATCATCCGCTCTACGATCGTTTGCATAACAAACCTAACGACGAGGGATTGGATGACTGGCAATACATTTACGCATCGATCATGCACAAGTATCTGTGGGGGAATTGGTACACATATATCGATCACAGCTCTTACCAGAACCAGCAGCTTTTCCCGCTTCTCCCCGAGCGCATGGAGCGCTATGATCCGCAAAAGCGGGAATACATCTACCGCCTGCCAAATGGCTTCCAGAGGATCTTCCCGCAGGCTTCGATCCTTCACATCCCGCACATCAGCATGGATGGTATCCAGGGAAAAGGCATCATCCACTACGCCCGAGAGTCGCTGGGTCTCGCCAGGGCCCAGGACGAGTTCGCCGCAAGATTTTTTGGCTCCGGGATCAAAGCCGGCGGATTCGTGGAGGTGCCGGCAGGATCGGTGATGAATGAGGAGACACGTAAGGGCCTGCAGGAAGACTTCAACAAAAAATACGGGGAGCTCGGAGAATCCTGGAAGGCGATATTCCTGAGCGGTGGCGCGGAATGGAAGCCGAACGAGATCGATGCTCAGAAAGCGCAGGCGCTGGAAAGCAGACAGTTCACGATTGTCGAGGTGGCGCGCTGGTGTAACCTGCCTCCTCACATCCTGCGGGATCTGGCGAAGGCCACATTTTCCAACATCGAGGAACAATCTTTGGAGCTCGTTAAATACTCGATATTGCCCCTGGCCGTTCAAATCGAACATGCGATGAATATTGTGCTGTTCGATGATACGGAACGCCGAACCCACTATATCAAGTTCGATCTGAGAGGACTGGAGCGCGGAGATCTAGCGGCGCGGACAGCCTTCTACACGGCCATGCTCGACCGCGGCGTATTCAATGCAGACACGGTGCTGGAACTGGAGGACATGAATCCGCAGCCGGGCGGCCTCGGCCAGGCATACGTGTTGCCGCTCAACATGGTCAACAAGAAAATGATCACGGGTTCCAACGATAGCGCATTTAAGCAGATGGGCCAAATGGCACTACCCATGCGAACCGTGCGCATGATCGAGGCGCGTAGCGCCACACTGCGCCGGCGGACGACATTGGCCTGGACGCCGAAGTTCGAGGAGATGGCGCAGAAAATCATCAGGACAGAAATCACTGCCGTCAGGAAGGCGATCAAGGAAACGCTGGGCGAGCGCGAGATCGGTGATTTCGAGATCTGGCTGGACAGTTTCTATAATGAGTTTCCGGCGAAGGTGGAGCAGCATGCAGCGCCAGTTCTTTCCGGTTACGCCACCGCCATCCTGCCAATCGCGCAGGAAGAAGCCGCGAACGACGCAGATATCAGCCTGGGATATGCGGACTTCCAGCGCCACTACCGCGAGGCATTCGCCATCCGGCACGTGGTTAATTCTCGGCAACAACTCGGGGCGCGCATCCGCGAGGCGCAGACTGCCGGCAAAAATGAGCGCGAGGCGCTGGAGGCACAACTCGATGAGTGGGAAGATAAACGTCCCGGAAAGATCGTGGGACGTGAAACGATCCAGGCCGAGAATGCTTTCACTCGCTCCGTATTCGCCCTGTGCGGCATCATGAAGATTGTGTCAATCGCCAGTGGAAATTCATGTCCGTACTGTTCAGCGCTGGATGGTAAAGTGATCGGGATTGATGAAAATTTTCTATCTGCCGGGGAATTTCAGCCCGAGGGAGCGGATGCGCCGCTGAAGATATCGAGCGACCACAAGCATCCGCCGTATCATGCGGGTTGCATGTGCTCGATAGGAATAAGTACTTAAGGAGAAGATGAATATGGAACAAGAAATAATAAACGCAGTAGAAGCGAGACCCTTTCCCAATGAACATTCCTGTCGGCTGAAGCCCCCCAACTATCCGAAGTACGCTCGGAAGAACTGCTACAAGAAACATGAAGGGAAATGCATTGACTACATCTTCGGCGTGATCAGCCCCGATGAGAGCGAGTTGCAGGCCATGCGTTACCCGAAAGATATCTGGACCGCAGACGCGGCCCGAGCCCACTGCAAAGACGCGGGCGGAAGCTTCGAGGCGGCGAAGGAAGAAGAGAGCGACACGAGTAAGGAGATGAGAATGGCAATAACAGTCAATTCTAAGGGAGTCGCGCATGCTAAATCCTTGATTGCTGCGGGGAAGATCAATGAGGGCGCCTGGTCTTTCTCAAGCGCGGACGGAAATGCACTGCTCGGTGACAACGACTGGGCGGAATACGGGCGGTGGTTCCTGGCGGTGGACTCCGACGCCGATCCGGAAACGAAGGATCATTTCAAATATCCATTCGGCAAGAAAGGGGAGATCTACCGGCGGGGAGTGATCGCGGCGAAACAGCGCGCTACGGCCCAGGGACTCACGGCAATGGCGGATGCGGCGGATGGACTCTTGACTGCCATCGACAAGAAACTCGGCAAAGAAGAGGAAAGCATAGAGACAGTGGAACGGCGGTTCCTGCCGATTGGCGAGATGCGAGTGGCCAAGGGTGATAATGGCAGCATGATCATCGAAGGCTATCCGATCCTCTACGAGGTGTATGCGTCATTGTGGGGCTTCCGCGAGATCATCCGCAAGGGGGCGGCCACTGAGGCCCTGAAGCACGCCGACGAGTTGGTTCTCTGGGACCATGAGAGTTCGCTGCCGATGGCCCGGCGAAGTGCCGGAACCCTGGAGGCCAAGGAAGATGAGAAGGGCGTATTCATCCGGGCTGATGTCTCCAAGACCATCTGGGGCCGCAACGGCTACGAGGCGATCCTCAACGGCGTGATCAACCGGATGTCCTTCGCCTTCGTTATTGATAAAGATCAATGGTCATGGGAGGGAGAAGGCGATCAAAGAATCGAAGTGCGGGAGATCCTGAGTTTTGCGAATATATACGATTACTCGCCGGTAAGTTATCCGGCATACAAAGAAACGATCGTGAGTGCGCGTGCGCGGGCTTTGGCGATTCGGAACAGGCCACAACTGGAGGCGTCCAGCGAGGCCGATGCAGCGGCATCCGAAGAATCAGCAAAAACCCGAGATGCGATCGCGCGTGAACGGATCGTGCGATCCTATTTATTCAGGAAGGAGTAAGGAAATGGATATACGACAACTCATGCGCGAGCATGATGAGCTCCTCGCCAAGCGGCAGGCGATCTACGACAAGGCCGTCGTGGAAAAGCGCGGCTTAACCGATGAAGAAAAAGCCGCTGACCAGGCACTCGAAAAACAAGCCAATGAACTGCGTATCATGATCGACAAGCTCAAGGACATCGAGCAGCAGCGATCGGGTGCGCCGGCAGGGCAGTTTCACATGCAACTTACGGATCCTGGCCAGGCCGTAGCCGATAAAGGGCAATGGGAGAGCTTCGGTGAGTTCTTGCAGGCGGTGCGGTCTGCAAGCGCGCCGGGCGGACGGATCGATCATCGCCTGGTTATGACCGCCGAAGAGCGGGCTACAGGGCTGGGCGAAAACGTTCCAAGCGAAGGTGGGTTTCTAGTGCGGACCGACTTTGTAGAGGCGCTCTTGCAGCGCACCTACGAGCTGGCGGTGCTCGGGTCCCGGGTATGGAAGATCCCACTCAGCAGCAACGCCAACGGGATCATCATCAACGCGATCAACGAGACCAGCCGCGTGACCGGCTCCCGCTGGGGCGGGGTACAGGCATATTGGCTCGCCGAGGCCGGGACGAAGCTGGCAAGCAAACCGGATTTTCGCCAGATGGAGCTCAAACTGAAAAAGCTCATTGGCCTATGTTATTCCAGCGACGAACTGTTGGAGGATGCCTCAGCGCTGGAAGCAGTGGTCACCCGGGCATTCACCGAGGAGTTCGCCTTTATGATGGACGATGCCATCTACCGGGGAACCGGTGCCGGAATGCCGCTCGGGATCCTCAACAGCCCTTGCCTGGTGACGGTGGCCAAAGAGGTCGGGCAGCCGGCCGCGACCATCCTGTTCGAGAACATCGTCAAAATGTGGGCTCGCATGTGGGGTAGAAGTCGGCCGAACTCGATTTGGCTGATCAATCAGGACATCGAGCCGCAACTCTTCGGCATGTCGCTGGCGGTGGGAGTCGGCGGGATCCCCGTATACCTGCCAGCCGGCGGGTTATCGGCATCGCCCTACGGGACGCTTTTCGGGCGGCCCGTGATCCCCATCGAGCAGGCAGATACCCTGGGCACGGTTGGAGACATCATGCTGGCTGATCCAAGCCAGTACGTGATGATCGACAAGAGTGGTATCAAGGCGGCCACAAGCATCCATGTGAAGTTCGTCTACGATGAGACGGCCTTCCGCTTTGTCTACCGCGTGGACGGTCAACCGTTGTGGAATGCGGCGCTGACGCCTTTCAAGGGCACCAGCACCCAGAGTCCGTTCGTCGTGCTGGCGACCAGGGCGTAGATTCGAGAGAGAGAGGAGAATGACATGAACCTAGCAGAAAATGTAAAAATTGTCGAAGCGCTCAGCCCGGCAGCGGATGCTGGCGGCCGCACGGGAGCCTACGTTTCCCTAAAGAACTGCTCCAAGGCATTCGTGGTCGTGCACATCACCCAGGGCAACGCCGCAACAGTACTGCTGAGCATCAACCAGGCCAAGACCGTGGCTGGCGGCAGCGCCAAGGCGATCACGGTTGCCGTGCCAATCTGGGTTGATCTGGATTGCGCGGCCTCTGATGCGCTTGTGCGGGCTACTGCCGCGGTGAATTACACTACGGATGCGGGAGTGAAACACAAGATCGTGATCTTCCAGATCGATCCGGCAACATTGGATCTGGCAAACGAATTTGACTGCATCACAGTGGTGACAGGCGCATCCAACGCGGCCAACATCACCGAGGCGCTATACTACCTAGTGGATCATCGTTACCAGCAGGCTACGCCGCCGAGTGCGATAGTCGACTGATAGTCGATTGGAATGAATGATAGAGCCATCCCTTCGGGGGTGGCTCTTGAAAACAAATTGAGGAGATAAAAATGAGCGAATTTATCGCAGGGAAATCGCTAAGGAAGCTGCTCAAGGGCATCAAGGTAGAGCGGGCAACGGCCACGCTTCCGCAGACAGGCGCTGCTCCGATCTTCAATATCCTGGGCGGCCGAGTGGCCATCACCCAGATCATCGGTGAGGTTACTACACAGATACAGGCGCAGGCGGATGCCACCAAATTGACCGGCAATCCGACGACCGGAACCTCGGTAGACATCTGCGCCACGCTGGACATCACGGGCGACGAGGTCGGGACTCTGTACGGCATCGCGGGGCTACCCGCAACCGCCATGATCGGGATCAATGCTGGTGCCTTGCCGGCACAAGAGCGAGATGTGATCCTGGGTATCGGAACCCTGGACCTGGACTGCGCAGCGAGCAACACGGGTTCAGTCAAGTGGACGCTGTTCTACATTCCTATTGATGACGGAGCCTACGTCGTAGCAGCGTAACCGAGGGGGGCCTTCGGGCTCCTCTCCTTTGGCTGAGAGGAGAAACTTATGTGGAGGGTAACACGGGCGACGGGGGCTGCTGCTGTTTCGGTGACGCTTGCGCCGGCCATCGCCTGGCAACTGCAAGAGATACGGATTCACCTGAGCGCTGCGGGCGGTGCAGGAAACTTGACGATCACTGAGGCTGCTCTCGCCGGGGCAGCCTATGACACCATACTTGTAACCCAGGATATGACGGCGGTTACCAATCTGGTCTATTTCCCCGCACGACCGCTTCAATTTGTCGCCGGCGACGCGATTGTCATCGCCTGGGCGAATACAGGCAGCAAAACCTACGGGATTGAAATCCTCTGGGCGGCGATGGCTTAGAGGAGGCAAGAGATGCTTATAATTAATGGCATACCGCAAGAAGAAAAGGCTCCCGACCATCGCCGGGGTAAGGTGATTAGGGCATGGGTTACGGAGCCCGAAAAGGCTATCGCGCCGCCGGCTGAAAGAGCAATCAAACCGGAACCCGAACGGGCCGTAAAGCCGCCGGCTGAGCGGCGTACCCGAAAGCCGCGGAACAAGAAGAAGGTGAAGGATGAGGCTCCTACAGATAGTACCACCGGCGATTGAGCCGGTATCCCTCTCCGAGCTGAAAGACCACCTGCGCATTGACTCCGGCGATCTCGCCGCGGCCCTGCGAGTCGA